AACTCATAATAAAGTTACTAATCAATCTTCTTCAGCAAGTTTACTGAAATAACTGAGATCATCTTCTTCGGATGTATCATCTTTAAAAGGTGAATCTTCTGCTTGTTTCTTAGTTGAAGTACCCGAAGCAAACTCTTTTGCCTTAACTTGTTCTACGGTTGTGCGTGGTGCTTCACCATTCAAACCGAGTACTTTATCAAGACGTTGTTTCAGTACATCATATGTCTTGAACTCTTTGTCCGCTACCAACTCTTGTAACGAGAATTCATTCTTCCAAATCTTTTCCAATTCATCATCATCGGATAACAATGCTGATGGAGAATCGAATTCGGACTTATCATAATTCTGATAACCTTCAACCTTACGAATCTTGAGCTTGAAGTTAGCACCTTTCCACATATCAAATGGATTGATTGCTTGTTCATCTTCAAACTGAGGATTCATTGCTTCGGTAACCTTATCAAAGATTTTCTTACCGAACTTGAACAACTTAATCTTACCTTCGTTTTCTGGATGTTTAGGATCCGAAACGATATACACATTGGCGATATAATTCAATTTACGCTTCTGCTTACGAACTACATCTTTATTGGCTTCAATGCCAGAATTCCATAATGAAGAATTGTGCTCACATACAGGACATTGTTGTTGCTTTGTAGTTAAACAGTTGTCGATTAACCAACCACCAGGTCCTTGGAATCCATGAGAGAAGATTTTAACCCAAGGCAAACCATCTTCGCCATCTTTTTCAGATGCAGGAAGAAAACGGATAGTGGCCATGCCATTACCAGATTTGTCTACTTCAGGTCGCCAGAAATTATCTGACTTTTCGGATCCACCTTCGGATGTTTTGGAGAGTTCCTCGATTGCTTTGGATAATTTGTCGAGGTTGCCAGATTGGCGTTTTAGATTTGCGAAACTCATTTGTTACCTTCTTTCGTATTAACGGTGTATAAACGGAATATAACTTCTATCAATGTACTACTCATAATCAACTGCTAGTATATCACTTTATTTAGGCTTAGTCAAGATATATTTTCAATATTGCCATAGTATCTGGCCAATTTTTATGAAGTATACCAATACCGCCTGCTGCGTTCCATTGGTCAATTACCGATGGAGTATCATCAATGATAATCTTATCTGGGGCTGCGTATTGTTGTTTCAATCTCTTACCGGCAACAAAGATTGGATTGAATGTAATACCTTTTGTCTGCAACCAAATCATTTTCTGTTTGGAGATATCATCGTATCTTTCCTCAGTAGCCGTAGAAGATAGAATCTGTGTCGGTACATTGACTTTACGGAGAAAATTGATTCCATTCATTGCATCGGGCATTAGATCCAATGTTGCAAATTGATTGGTAGCAATAAACTCATCAAAGAACTTGTTGAACTCTTTTTTCTTTTCTGCTTCTCTTGGTTCCATACGATAGAGTTCTTTGTATCGTTTTACAAAGTCAGCAATTACCCCATCCATATCGAGGTAAATACAACTAATTTTTGGCTTTTGCATCTGCAATTCTTTCTCTTAATATATCTTGGAACTTCTGAATCTTGTATTGGTCAAATATAAAGGGTTGGTACTTTCTCAACTTTAATTCCCATTCTGGCCATACAATATCTTCTTGTATTTGTTTTTTCCAATTAGGTAAGAAACCCATTATCATATTCATATACAGCAATGTTTCAATATGAATCTTACCTTGCATTAATTCTTTTAATAAATTCGGATAGTTACCCACTATCTTAAACATTTCACCTGGTGCGTATGTGTCGAATAAGTAGGTTACATCATTCTCAAAGGTGTATGTTAAGGACTCTTGGGTCTTTTTCCATTTGGTGTAATTATCATCACCATTCTGAATCAAATCTCCCACCCAATCTGCATTACCTTGAATAAAATTAGCAATATAGAAATTCTTTAATTCTTCTAATTCATATTTACGAGATAGCTTGTAGAATTGGTACTTTGATTTATTCGTTGTAAATGTTTGTTTCGAAACATTTGTCTTACCGTGGTATTTAAAGTAATCATAAGAATCGGATGTGAAGTGGAGTTTCAGAGCATTCCATAGAGCATATGCCGCAAAACCTGTATTCTCGGTCATATTGGCAACTTGGAACTTTTCTTAATCAAATTCAAACCTTGTGCTTCTTCTTTAATCTTTGCTTTGAGAGCAGAAGAAATTAAGGTGGCTGCTACTTCAATCTCTAATCCAGTTTCTTTACAATGGTGACAGATAGCATCCATCAATCCAAGTTTTTTATCAATAGCTATTTTTTCAATCAGGATACTAAATTCCTGAATTTCTGTTTTTGTAGGCATTCAATACTTCCATTAAGTTATCAATTTCATCGTCTTCCATAATAATACATTGCGATACTGTAGGACATAAACCCACACTTTTGGGTTTCTCCTGAATTCTTATCAACATAACACCTGCGTCACCATAATCTCTTATATCAAAAAAAGATTTAAATGTTTGCATAGAAAATGTGGTTACCTATTCGTGCTACAACTTTGGTTTTATTCCAACCAGGGTTAACATAAACAGCATGATAGTATAACGCATTTGTCTTGGCGATTATATCATGTAAATGCGGTTGTGTCAATGCTCGTTTGGCGATTAAAAGGGATTCTTCCCATTGGTATTTATTCTTAACGAGTGTGTCAACATTATTACAAGTCCATGAGAATTGACAGGTGCTTCCCGTTTTCTGATATACTACTGAACAGATATCCTTTGGAAATTTATAATTATTTACTCTATTAAGTACTACTTGGGCTACAGATAATTTTCCCTCATAAGATTCGGATCCTGCTTCATAGTAAATATTTTCAGCCAAACATTCAACTTGCTGATTGTAACTTTCAGCTACTTGGCGTTTGACAATAATATCCATAACATTACTGGATAATGTAGGCGTCATGAATACAACAGTTAATACACTTAATACGATTGCTACTATTTTGGATTTGTGTTTTTTAAACATCATATCTCCTTGTGATTACGACCGATATTCTGGTCTTGGTCTCCAATTACGAATTTGATTTTATTATTGTGGAGTGTTAAACATTCGGTGAGCGTCACCGGCGAATTGGCAGAATCCTTATTGCATCGGATTCAGAATTGTAGTTTTATAAGCGAGTCCTCTTTTATCTAATATGTATCTATTATATAGGCTCCGAGGCGATTTGTCAACCTTATTGTGGTAATAATGATTCGATTACCACCCTCGGTTTTTGCACCACAGGCGCATTATCGATATTATCCGCATAATAATAAGTGGTTGTTCCGTCTACGTTGATGATTTTCCAGTATCCTGATGGTACAGGAATACCATTCATGCGAATACCAGAACCAGTATTATAGACAGCAATATTGACCACATACATATCAGATTTGGATTTGGACAATAAGGTTCTGGTGTGTTCTTCCAACATTCTCCAAGCCATCCTATTCAATAAAGGTTTCTGTGGTGTCATGTTAGTCATTAGGAAGGTTTCATACATCTCCTTGATACTGGACGCATCTCCAGCAGGCGCCATATGTCCTTTGTCGTAACCGGTATTTGCATATTGAGATGGGTTGGGTTGATGTCCAATTCTTGCATCGGAATGAAATTGGTCGTTTCTTGGTACCGAATCTTTATTTGGTTTTAAATGTTCAGCAACCAATATCACCCTTTGATTCTGTTTATCATATAGTGAAACGAAAAAGGTATTGCAAAGTTCAACTGTACCCTTTACTTCAATGGGTTTATCTGCATACAACTGTGGACAATTTGATGCATGGCTAACAGTACAGAATCCTACTCCTGCAGTTACTAATAAAAAGGCTAATAATAGTTTTTTCATTTTTGTTCCTTATAAAAATTAATTGCTTTCACTAAACCATTAATATGATCGGATGTTTTTTGTTGAAAGACCAATGGTGCTTCATTTTCTACTGCCATGATAATCACTAAATCATCAATCGGTTGGCCAATCATCTCCTCGTACATTAACGAATAGGCCGCAGTCTGCCAAAAGTAATCCTCAATATGTGAAATGTGTTTAATCTTTTTGGAGGTTTTAAAGTCGATGACTGATAACTTACCATCAAACTCACCAATACAATCGACCCTACCCGCCATTCCTAACTGTTTGGACCATAATGCACATTCTTGGTAATGAATATTATCAATACGATTCAATAATGGCTTGAGTGAACGGAACATTTCAACAGCATCAGGCATAATATCACCTAATGAATCATTGTTCAAATACCGTTCACAAAGAGTGTGCACATTGGTACCACGGCCGGTGGCTTGCTTAGAGATTCGATTAGCTTCTGCTTCACCAACTCTCTTACGCCATGCCATGATACCTTCTTTCTTTTGAGCACCAAGAACGGTAGTCACGGAAGGTAAACGAGTACCATCTTCTAGTGTGTAATAACGCTTACCATCAGGAAAGGTTTCGGATTTTAAG